CAGCTTTCGGCAGGCCTCGGACTTGAGGTCATGCGTCATGCACCTTTCCGGCTCAGGCTTCTTGAGCATCCAGTTGGGCAGGCAGGCCATGCCGCTGTCCGATTGCCAGCAGGTAACGGCGCGGGTCCTGTCTTCCTTCACTTTTAGGTGGCCTGGTTGCTCGATGCAGCCGGCTAGGGTGGCCAGCAGCAGGAGGCAGAGGGCGAGGCGGGTCATGGCTGAACCGCCGGGCTGTCTTTGTCGAGTTGGCAGCCGTCGGTGCAGCCGCCGCAGGCGCCGCACTGCTCTGGTTCAGGCTGAGCACCAAGCTCTGGGAATTCGATCAGCGTCGTGCTTCCTTCCTCCTGATACTCATCGGTTGCGATATGCAGGCCGTGGACTTTGTTCCCGTCGTCATCCATGACGTAGCCGACCCACAACCGACCGTCGGTGTACTGACCAAACTGGCCGCCTTCTTCCTCGTCGGTGTCGCCGCAGTGGAAGTTGATGACTCCGATCACCTCTTTGCTGAGCAGCATGCTTCTTGGCACCAGGGCGTAGCCTTGAGGGACATCCATCTGCCGATCCAACTGCTGGCGCAGATTGCGAATCTCTTCAACCATGGCCAACACTACGGCAGGCCTGGCAGCGCGGTAGTGCGCCTCTGCGTGGACGTGCGGCTCGCCAATGCCGTAGAACTGCACGCCCAATGCCACGCCGTCGTAGTTCAGGTAGTCGGCCGTCAGCTCAACGGAGCCTTCTCCGCCACACCCAGGGCATTCCATCCAGCCTTCTTCCGCCCCGCCGACTTGGGCGCTGACGAAGTCTTGTGGCGTTGCAGCCTTGGCTGCTGCCTCGATGGCGTCGAGGTCCAACTCAATTTTTTCGGACACAGGGATTCCTTGGCCGCCATATCGCGGCAATTGGCGAAAAATGTTTAAGTTCGGGTGACTTTAATCTGTGGTGAGGTGTCCACCGGTCACGAGGAGTGCTTCGCTCCTCATCAGCGGTGGATCACATGAGCTCTATTAGCAAGGATCAACAGTTTCATGCATACGAACTGCTTCGAAAGCTCGATATCTACACGACTCAAACGATGAGTCAGGTTGTGTATGGTGTGACGTCCTCCGCCAACTGGCGATCGGATTGCGACCAGCACCGACGCATTTTTGAAGAATGGATGGCTTTTGCTGCTACGATGCACTTGCCTGAGCCCCCGGACGCAGACTGATCGCCGCTTGTCCGATTCAGTTCTCAGTATCTCCCGCTGCGGTTGATAGCCGCTTCGCGTTCGCTATTGTGAAAATAACCTATCGCATACAACTAAAGTCGTAGGAGACGGCATGAGGATTCGCGGTGATGTTTTTTGGGATTGGGCAGACCCGACGTTGCACCATCGCACTCAAGCCGAAACGTTCAGTGACGGCACCTTCATTGACGTGCAGGTGCGCCTGTCGCGAACTGGTATGACGCAGATGTTCATCGGTGTGTACGCATCCAGCGGCATGGCCATCCATGAGGAGGCTTTCGATTCTCGACCAGGTGAGTCGATGACCCGGGCGCTCGCATGGGGTGTTGGCCGCGCTCGCCGAATTGCTGTGGAGGGTGTATCTGCTGCTGATCGTCTCGCCGCATCGAAGTAGAGGGGAGAGGGGTTACAGCTGGGTGGAGTACTTTTGTACTCCTTGCCTCACAATGGCATGCGAGTGGCCTTCGGTTGTAACGCAAGGCCCCTCACGGCTTCGCTGTAGATGTACTTGATCGTGTCCCAAGGGATGAGGTGGCGCTGGCCGTACTCGCCCTCGCCATCGCATATATCGCAGCCTTCTACCGGCTCATCCAGTTCGCGGCATTCCGGGCATTCCTGTGTGACCTCCAGTTTGAACTCACCGAGCAGCAGGGCTTTGGCGCCGTTCTCGGCTGTGAGCCGCTTGGGCATCAGGCAGTATTCGTCAGGGATGTCTGGCAACGGCCCAACAGTGACAATCGGCAGCCCAGTCGCCGCCGCATCCCTCTCTGCCTCTTCTTTGGTCCACCAGAAGGCAGTACCAACCATCCAGGCTATAGGCTCGGGGTGGGGCTGCTGGGCTGGCGCCGCGGCGAGGACGCGCAGCTCGGCGGGCAGGCTGGCCCAGGCACCGGCCGCTATGGCGCCTGTGCCGTTTGCCAGCAGGTCCTCGATGGCCGCTGCGGCCTGGCTGATCAGTTCGGTGTTGCTGGATCGGTTTTCTGTGGGCATGGGTAACTCTGTGTCAGGCGGCTTTCGATTCAGGCTGCCAGTCGGACCAACCGATCCTTGGCATCTTGGTCTTGGGGTTCATGATGGGATTGCCCTTCGCGTCAGTCATCGCGCAGCGCGCCCGAATGCGCAGATCTCGGCAATCTCCGGAGCGCTTGGCCAGGTCGATGAACTGTTGGGCGTACTGGGGGGCGTCGAACATGTTGCTGAGCTGCTTCACCTTCTCGCCGCTCATGAGCTTTTCGACGTACTTCGCTACCGCCTCCTCCCACTGAGCTGGCGTCAGCTGGATGGAAGGACCTCCAGGCTTGCCGGGCTTGCTGGTTTTGACGCGCTTCTTGGCCTCGGCCATCGCTACATCACGGGTCATGCCGAACACTGCAAATGTGCTCATGGTGATCTCCAGGCAGGCGCCGCCCTCGCCGGGGAGGCGTTATCGTTGAATAGGGGAAGACGCTGGCGGGCAGCGCTTGGAAAAAGCCCAAGAGGAATCAGGTCCAGGTCCTTGAGAACCTAGACCTGACATACAAGGACAGAACCTCTTGGAGATTTACCTAAATGAACAAGCTGGATAAGTTCAACAACCTGCTCGATTTGGCGCTAAACCTGATCGAGCTGTGCCAGTGGCTTTGGCCTTTCATCGTTGAGGGGATGCGCTTGGCTGGTTATCAGCTTGGGTGACGCAGGCGGGCAGCGCCGGAGGGTCAGGCTGCTGCCGAGCGCTTCAATTGGTCGACTAACTGCGTCGGCAGGTTCTTGATGGTCAGGCTGGCGCTGACCTGGTCGAACTCGACTCGCTCGCCGAGGAGGTGCGCCTCGAAGCTGATCGACATGCCTTCGGCGCGGCCGGTATAGCGGCGATACTGGTTGAGCGTGCGCTTGTCGGCGGCGAAGGCCTCGGAGATCCCGTAATCGCCCGCCCTGATGAAGTCGGCGAAGGTCTTGGGGCTGCCCTCATCCAGCGCTTCGGACAGCTCGTCCAGGCTAATCGGCTCGCCCAGTTTGTCCTGCGCTTGCGCGTAAGCCACCAAGTTCTGGCTCTTCTCGCTTGCGGTTTCGCTCGGTAGGTCTTCCGCCTTCACGAAGTCGGTGAAGGCCTTGAGTAGAGTGCGGGTTTCGCCTGGCGCGTCTACTCCTTCCTGGGCGCCAATGAAGTCGCGGAAGTAGGCGGTAGACTTGCGTCCGCCCTTCGGCTTAATGAAGGAGACGTACTGCCGCGATGCCGGGTTGTGCTTCCACTCGCTCAGGTTGATGCGAGCCGCGAAGTGCAAGGTTCTGGCGTCGATCTGGCGCGAGGTAGCCACCGTCAGATCGGGAGAGACGACTACCGTGTCGACCTGCTGCAGGATCGCGATCATCAAGTAGTCGGTCATCCCCTGCGTGTAGAGGGCGAACAGAACGTGGCCGCCGACCGAAAGGTTCGACTCCTCCATCAGCTTGGTCAAATGCTCTGCCGAAGTGCGGGTGAAGTCGATGAACGACATTTCGTCGATCATAGATTTGGCAAGCCAGCCGCTGAATGGATAGGCGCCGGAAGCGGCATGGAAGAAGCCCCAGCCCTTGCCGGTCTTGGTGTTGTAGGTGCCGTTCAATTCGAACAGCAGGTTATCGATAGCGCCGCTGTCGGGAAGCTCCGAGTTGGCCAGATGCAGGGCCGCCGGGCTGCCATCTGGCTTCTTGTCGATAAAGTGCATCACTGCGTGGCGAATGGGCATGGGTGATCCTCCGTGGCCGGTTAGCGGCATGGTGGCGATGGGCAAGTGTTTGTGTTCCGCCTGTCACGGCGGGGAGTCACGAAGTGCGAATCAGCTTTTCGAGCTGCTTGTCCGTGAGGCGATCGGCGCCGTGGATTAGGCGTGAAATCAGGTCCTGCTCTTCCTCGATCCCGGTGCGGGCCATCGAGCGTTTAAGCGCGTTGTCCGTGTTGTGATAGAGGTCCGTGACAATGCGGCGTGACAACAAAAGGGCTTCGCGCTCTTCCTTCGTCAGCTTGTCCCGCTCGCGCTGTTCTTTCTTGCGCTGGGTTGGCGTCTTCGCCATTGTTGATACCTCCCAGGCCGCTGGGCGGCAGATTGATGTGCTGCTGGCGCCGGCCGTGCCGGACGCGTGCGGTGATGCGTTTCAAGCGGTGAGCTCCATGTCTCGATCGTTCCATCCTGCCAGCCACCACCCGCAATCAACGGTCATCCAGCCGTATGGCTGGGAATCGCGGGACTGCTTGTTGTCTCTGCAGGCACGGCCGAGGTAGTAGGCGTTGGGGTGTGGGTCAAGATGCTTGCGCATGGCTACGCCCCCATGAGGTGGTGCGCCGGGGCGAACGGGATGTCGTCGTCGAAGCTATCCGGCGGCGCGGCCTGCTGGCTTTGCTGCTGGGGTGCCTGTCGGCGTTGCTGCGGCTGACGATCTGGCGGCTGGCCCGGGTGCTGGCCTTGCGGCTTGCCGCCCAGGAGCTGCATGGTGCCGCGCATGTCTACGTGCACCTCGGTGGTGTAGCGCTTGATGCCGTCCTTCTCCCACTCTCGAGTCTGCAGCTTGCCCTCGATGTAGAGCTGGGAGCCTTTGCGGGCCCACTCGCCGGCGATCTCGGCGACCTTGCCGAACAGCACCACGCGGTGCCACTCGGTGCGCTCGACCTTCTGACCGGTCTGCTTGTCGGTCCACTGCTCGCTGGTGGCCAGGCTGATGTTGGTCACGGCCTGGCCGTTGGGCATATAGCGCACGTCCGGGTCTTGGCCAACAGCGCCGACCAAGATGACCTTGTTTATCCCGCGGCTCATGACTGGGCCACTGCTGCAGCAACGATGAACAGCAGGGCCAGCAACGAGCACCAGCGCGTAGCAGTTTCGCCGACCTGACGGACTTTCACCGCTGCCACAACAGGCAGGGTCTTGGCGTCGATGGCGCGCTCCAGGCTCTGCGCGTAGCGAACTGCTTGGGCGTAGCTGGTGTTGCGGCCGTACACGCGGTTGTTGCTGGCCGAAACCACGGCCCAGCCGTTGCCGCTCTGGGTGACGAAGAAGCGCGATTTGCTGCGGAAGGCCTCGGTGGCCGTGATCACTTCCTGGCGCAGAGCTGCGAGTTCGACCTGGCTTTGTTGGATGGCTGCTTGCATGGTGTGGTCCTCAGTGGATCAGGCGTGGTATTCGAAGGCCTCGGCCTTGCGAACGATTCGAACTTGGGCGGTGCGGCGCTCCGGAGCGCGGCGGTCGCGGCGCATGGGGTCGCTGTCGTCGATGACCGCGTGCATGGCGATGAGGCCTGCAAGGGCGATACAGAGCGGGCTGATGATCTGCTGGCGCATGGCCTTGGTGACGGCCTCAATGCGGCGGCCAGCCTCCAGCTTGAACAGAGCGGCCTCGATGCGGTTGGCCACGGTGCCCGGGCTCACCGCCATCTGCCGGGCGATTTCTTTGGTGGTGAGGCCTTGGGCCACCCACAACAGTGCTTCAAGCTCACGGGGAGCCAGCGCCTTGCCGAGCTGGCCAATCCATGAGCCGCAAGTGATCGTTTCCATGAAGAGTCCTCGGTGGGCTGCATCGGTCGTGACGCTCGCTGCCGCTACCTCCCGGACCAGGGGAGGGCGAGCGCCACGACCGATGCAGCCTGGTGATGGGGAACCAGGTTGATCGGGCAGTTTTCGTCAGGCTGACGGGTGCCGGTGGTTCAGTCCTCCTCCCCCTGGCCCAGCATCTTCTCGATGTCTGCCGATGCGGGCCTGTTCCAGTTCTTGATTTGGCCTGTTTCGAGGTCAATGTTCAGGATCAGGTAGTCGCCGTAATGGTTACCTGGGAAGAAGTCCGGAACGTAGCCTTCGTAGCTTCCGACCTCGTCGCCTTGCGCATCTTGCAGGCCGGCGGCGAAGCCATCTCTAACCTTGATGTGTAGGCGAATTTCGGTCACATCGACCTGGACCGTTTTCCGCTGGTTGATCTGCATGCTGCATTCCTCGGTTGATTTCCTGTCTGGCCCTGTTGCCAAGGCCAGCCAGTGAAATCGAAGTGATCCAGGCGCCCATCGCTCTCTGGGCTACGCGCTTCCCCGCATTGGCATGCGCGCCACTTGGTTACCTGAACCCAGCTCACTGCATGAGGCAGCTGCTGCCCTCATGTGCCGCTGAGGGTGACGGGTGTCGAGTTGTGTAAAGAGCGATGCCGCCGAAGCTGCCTGGCTCGATGCAAATGCAAGCGAACTTGCATTAATAAAAGCATGCTTGCACCCTGAATGCAAGCACACTTGTGTATTTTTGAAATACTGTATATGCATACAGCTAGTAGGAGGATTCTGATGTCAGTGCAGGAAAATTTCGCACACAGGGACGAGCTAACCGGACTGGAGCGCTTAGGCCTGAGGGTTTCAGCGATGATCAACTCACCGCTGGCGCAGCTCGGGAGGAAGGTTCTGATCCATCAACTGGACACGGATAGCGATCAGGATTGGCATGCGGTCATGGAGCTGCTATCAGAGACTGACGGCCTGGACATGACGTTCTGTGACGACGGATCGGTGATCCTGCAATGGGATGCACCGACGGATGACGATCGAGTTATCGAAAGGGACGTGGAGCTGGAATTGGTGCGCCACGAAGATGAGGCGCCATTTTGAGTCTTAAAAGGAAGCCCGCTTTCGCGGGCTCCTTTTTATTTAACTGACGTGAATATCTTGATTAACTACAGCGCTCTCAATTTCGGACTTCATTGCACTTACTGCAGAGTCGTAAATAGATTCCGATCCGTCAGGTGCCCGAAGTGTTAAAACGAAGGCAACTTCTTGGGGTGGGAGTTCGGAATGATGAGACATGTCAAATTGGTATAGGTCCCGCGTGAATATGCGGGCACACAGCTTCATACTGGTGCCAGTAACTCCAGTGCCGCTATGGGCCTTGTAGTGGTTTCGTACTGGGCTCCACTTGGATAGCTCAGATCTGGCAATTGCTTCTTTCTCCTTATCCTCTTTCATGTTACCAGCTAGATTGATTGTGGATCCGCTTTTGGAGGTGGCTTGTAAAGCGACTTGTAATCGGGAGGAGAAATAGTTTTCACCAACAGATTCTGAGATCAGGGGTTTCAACACGGCGGTAAGCGCGACAGTGCCGATGAATTTACCGTTGTCAAGCATCTCTGGCGGAATAGGAATGTCGTTCCAGTAATAGTAGAAGCCAGGTTGAAGCTTAGATGTCCAAGCGAGCGTAACGCTTCCTAGCGGGCAATGCCATGGTAGCTGTTCGTCTTGCCATGGGGTGCCCCAGCCCAACTCATTATTGTGCGAAAATATTTCGCCTCTATTGATAAGGAGCGCCTTAACAAGGTCTGGGGTAGGGTTCTTGATATTTGCAAATGTATGTGCCGCGAGGGAAGATACCAGAGGCGTGCTGAAGCTTGTACCTTTTTCCGTCTTTCCTCCAAGTACTCGCAATTCAGAATACCACGCCAGGTCAGGCTTCTTCATCCCAGCAGGAGCGGGGCCCTTTAGGCTCAAGCTGCATTTTTTGCCCGGTTTTTTACTGATGAGATTGAAGACTCGACCGCTGATGGTTAATGATGCCTCACAGTCGGCCGGCGGACACAACGTACCTGTGTGGGGGTTGTGATAATTGTTGCCTGCTGAAATAACGGGGAGTATCCCATATTTGCGAGCTATTTTGCTGATGCGGTGCCCAAGTCGACTTACTTCGTCTTTTGTCGAGAGTGACGCCACTGTGTTGAACGAGAGATTCCAGACTTTGGCATGCTCGGAAGTTAATTTTGCGACTTCTTCAAGGTAGCGTATGAGTTGATCATGATTAGGAGTCTTGGGAGCGCTATCCTTACATACTACTTGAGCAGAAATGTATGTGCAGTCCAAGGAGGGTAGGCGCCGGTTGTTGTTCCAAGCATGGGCGTGGCAAACGAGGGAAGCTACTTTGTTACCGTGGATGATGTTGGCATCTGTAATAGGCACCAAGGGATTGAGATTCATTTTTTCGAGATGAAGGTAGCTTGAAGCATTAACACCTCCATCAATAATTACTACCGTTGGCGAATCAACTGAAACGAGTCTGGGGGAGGGCTCTTTGCCGGTGCCGGGGTTATGGCTCACACGGATACTTGGCGCTGCTTCAATTCGATAGATTGCGCCAGAAGATACTAAACGCTTTAGGTCGTCTTTGGTGGAAATGTATAAGGAAAAGTCGGCATACCCGTCTACCAGATAATTTTCAATAACGTCTTCCATAGCATCGTGAGGCATGATGCTTGGGTCTGGTGATGCGTCAAATTCAGGGTGGCCAAAAGCGAATGATCTTTCCTTGATCAGTCCTTTTATTTTTGTGATTAATCCCTTGCGTGCCGCCTTGTTTTTAAAGGGTTTGAGCCAGACATTAACTGGATTTGGATTGCCGTCATTTGGCATCGACGCCCACAGTTCCTCAACGGTTGAACCTCTGAGGGTTTCGCTTTCATCAAAGATGTCAATGCTAGCGATTCTGGAAATATCTACTTGATCATTGATGTTTGTAGAACTTTTGATCTGCTTGTAAAGGTTAGGCAAGCTGGCGCGAGATATCTCGATTAAGAATCCTTGGTAAGCAGGTGAGATGATCCTAGATTCTGATTTGGAGTCAAATATATCAGATGGTGTCCAGGACGGAGATAGGGCATCTTCATCCATTTTTGCAAGGAGGTGAGTGACACCACCGAAAGTGTAATTTTCAAGGTCCCTATCGTGTATTTTTTTTACTTGTTTTGATAGAGTATCTCTTTTTTGTTCTAAACTCTCTTTGATGCCTTTTGCGCTTTTGCCACCGCCCTGGACGCTTTTAGGTGTGGGGGCTTTCAATAATTTTATCACCGGGTTGGTAATAGGGCGGTTGGCCATGTTGCTAGTCCTTTAGATATGTTGATAGTGTTTGGCGGCTTATTTTTATAAGTGAAAGTATTTCGACCTGTGCGAGGTTGAACACCTTGCTAAGGATTTGGCATATTGTTTTTTTGTCGACTCGTTCTATAGTTTTCTTAGCTAGAAGTATATCAACGGCGATCTGGCTGGTGTCGAGAGGGCACTCGTTTATAATTGATAGGCGGCGTGCAGCCAAGGAAATTGATTCGATGTCTGCTCCGCTTAGACCATCGGAAATCTTTGAAAGTGCGGAAAGTGTGTTGTGGTCTCCGCCATCATCAAATAAAAAGTAGTTCCAGAGGTGGGCTCGCAAATCTTCATTCGGATTAGCGAAGTTCATTCTATAGGGGAAGCGACGCCAGATCGCCCGGTCCAGCAGCTCGGCATGGTTTGTCGCGGCTATCACAATGGCTCGATCATCAAGCGAGTCAATAGCCTGAATAAGCGTATTTACGACTCGCTTGAGTTCTCCCAGCTCGTTTGTGTCATTGCGGAGCTTTGCAATGGCGTCAAACTCGTCGAGAAATATGATGCCGTTTTTCTGAGGGATGAAGTCAAAAACGCTTCGAATGTTTTTGGCTGTGTCTCCCAGTAAAGAAGAAATAAGCGAATCTAATCGAACAACATATAAGGGCATTGACAGTGCCGCCGCAATATGGCCTGCGACCAGCGTTTTGCCTGTGCCAGGGGGGCCAGCCATCAGCAGGTTCATTTTTCCTGCTAGGCCATGCTCACTTAATAAGTCGTACTTTTTAATAGACGAAATGAAAGAATCAAAGGTTTTCTTAAGACTCTCGTCTAAAAATATAGGTGATGAAGGCCAGGATTGCTCTTCTACCAATACGCTTCTAGATTTGGGGTCTACAGGCAGAGATTCAGAGTAGCCAGACGCTTTCAAAGGAACGCCATTTCTTCTCGTAGCTAGCTTAATGCGCTTACTCACGTCCGGTGCAGACCCCAAGCAATGCTTAGCAATGGAGTTAGCAGTTTTCCGAACGCTAGTGTAATCAGCGTTGAACGAGGCCTCGATCAGGACTAGGAGCTCGCTTGCAGGGATAGTGATATTTTCAGTCATGTTCGTAGGGTGCCAAAAAAATGAGTGAAATGTCCATTTTTTATGGCTTTCGGTCAAGATTTTCGCGACGAATGTAAGGCTTTCGCCGTGCCAGCGATCTCGGAGATGCCGCTTGAATCCCTCAGATCTTGCGGGCATTCCAGACCATGAGCACCTTCGCATGAATCAAAATGTCCTCGATCCGAGCGGACTGCTTCTCATAATTTCGATTATCCGAAATTAGCCATACGCGACCTTCATCCTGCCGCTGCACACGCTTGATCAGCAGATCACCGTGCCAGGTGAGGACATATACTCCCTCGCCCTGGTAGTCATTCACCCCACGATCAACGATCACCGGGTCCTTATCGTTGATCGTCCCCTCCATGCTCTGGCCCCATCCCGTGATCATCGACAGCGCCTGCGCTGAGGTATAGGTCACACCCTTCTCGCGTAGCACCTCTTCACGAATGACCACATTCCTGATGACTTCACTGTACTCGGCCGGAACCTGGCCGTGGCCCATGGCTGCCCGGATGTCGTACTGTGGAATTGAGATATCGCCATCGGCCGGCTGGGCTGTAGCAATGATGAAACCACTGCCTTTGTCTCCAGCAGGGTCTTCTTCGACCGCCCGAACGATGCTTTGCCGCGCCTCAGCGCTTAGCCCCTTGCCGTGCTTCTCAAGCATCCTTCTAACGGCATCCGCTGCGGAGCTGCTACTCCCAGAGTCCTTTGCCGTAACTGACTTGGCTTCGCCTTTGCGAGGAGGTTCGCCTTTTCCTGACAGAAGCCAATCGACAGACGTGTCGTAGCCCTCGGCGAGAGCCACAAGGTTCTCGTTTTTGATGTTTTCAGTGTCACCAGCAAACCACTGGCGTACAGCCTCGTAGCTGATTCCGCAGGTGTTGGCGATATCTCGCTTGACGTTGCGCACGCCCAATTCAGGGCGCCGAGCCAGCACAAGTTTAGTGATTCGGTCTGTGATCTTCATGTGCGCAATCTACAAGGTTGCTTGTCAAGCATGCTTGTTTTGAATATGCAAGCATGCTTGAATATAAAAACGAGCAAAGGAGGTCGCCATGACCAAAAGCCAGGCAATCAAACATTTCGGGTCAATAACGGCGCTCGCAAAGGTGCTCGGCGTGACCTACGAGGCAGTCCGCCAGTGGGCAGATGTGCCTGAGCTGCGCCAGTACCAGATCGAGCGGATCACAAAGGGCGCGCTAAAGGCCGGGAAGGCAGACGCGGCAGCGTGACCGTGAGCGCATTGTCATCCGACTGACCTTGCGCCAGTAGATGACGGAAACACCTGCGAATCCATCCAGTACTGGAATCGCGGACGAAAAAAAACCGCCTGGCAGGGCGGCTTTCTCTACAGCTTCAAACGAGACCGAAGCATGACAAACATCGTCCCAATTGACAAGTCCAGGGGGTTTACCCGAATGGACAACCAGCTCATGGATGGCCTGCTGGCTATCGATCTCCCAGCCCGGGAGATCAAGATTGTGCTGTACGTGGCTAAGGCCACCATCAACTACGGCGCGGGCGCTCAACGCATCCCGGCGGCCCACATCGCGAAAGCCATCCACGCCCACCCTGACACCGTATCCAAGGCTGTTTCGAGCCTGCTGCGGCGCCGGGTTTTGTTCCGCAAGGGCGGTGCACGGGGTGACATCGGCGTCAATGACCCGAAAGACTGGGTCTACGTCATTGAGCCGAAACAGACCAAAACAGCCGACTCGGCTGAAGTGGTCCGAATCGGCTCCGAGTCGAAACAGACCAAAACCGCTGACTCCCTTCTTTATTCTAAGAATCTAACCCCCTATGTATTTCCTCCTTCGGAAGGAAATACATGCCCCCCCAGCGATGAGCAGCCGGCTCCGGCCAAAGCTGACCGCAAGGTGCCGTTCGGGAAGGCCGCCATGTTGGCCAACAACCCGCACGGCCTGGAGGAGTCGCTGATCGCTGACTACCTGACTGTTCGCAAGGCCAACAAGGCCCCAGTGACGGCCCGCATTTGGGCTGGTCTCAACGTCAAGCTGGAGCAGTGCAAGGCGTTCGGCATCCAGCCCGCCCACGCCCTGGAAGTCGCCGTCGAGAACGGATGGCGAGGCTTCGAGGTGGAGTGGGTCACCAAGCGCATTGGCCTGCAGCTGCCTGCCCAGACCAAGCCCCATAGCCGTCACCACGGCTTCGACGACCGCGACTACACCGCCGGCTTGGCTGCGCGAGAGGATGGCACCTATGCGATCTGAATCGGTGATCACCATGTCCGAGGTGCGAAACGCCGCGGGCTTCCGCGTCCAGCCCGCGCACTGTGAGCATCACGGCGACTTCGAGCAGCGTGTAACCATGCTGATGGGCCGCGAAATCGTCGGGCGCTGCCCTGTGTGCGAGAAGGCGGCCATTGCCGAGCGCGAAGCCAAGCAGCTGGCGGAGGACACTCGCCTGAAGCGTGAGGCCATGACCCGCAAGCTGGGTTCGGCGCTGATCCCCAAGCGCTTTGCTGACCGCACCCTGGCCAATTACCGCGTCGAGCACGAAGGGCAACGCAAGGCCCTGGCCTACTGCACGCGCTACGTGGCGGCTTTCTCAGAAATTGAGCGCACCGGCCGCTGCCTGATGCTGCTTGGCAAGGTCGGTACCGGCAAGACGCACCTGGGCGCCGGGATGGTCAACGAGCTGCTGCGCAACACGCCGGCGACGGCCGTGTACCGCACGGTGGGCGCGATCCTGCAAACCATCCGCGCTACTTACGACCGCCACAGCGCACAATCCGAGGCCGACATCCTGTCCAGCCTGATCGAGCCGTCGCTGCTGGTGCTCGACGAGGTCGGCGTCAGCAAAGAGCAGCCGAGCGAGTTCGAGCTGACCACCCTGTTTTCGATCATCAACGGGCGCTATGAGCAGATGCGCCCCACGGTGGTGATTTCCAACCTGGAGCCTGCCCAGCTGCGCCACGCCATGGGCGAGCGCTGCTATGACCGCCTGCGCGAAGGCGGTGGGGTGGTCGTGCCCTTCGAGTGGGAATCGCACCGCGGCAAGGAGGAGTCCTGAATATGCGGCAAACCAAGCTGACCAAGGCCGCGCGCGGCAGGGAGTGCCAGGTGCGCATTCCGGGCGTGTGCAACGGCAACCCTGATACCACCGTCCTCGCGCACTACCGGCTGGCCGGTACCTGCGGTGTCGGCAAGAAGCCGCATGACATACAGGGCGCCTGGTGCTGCAGCGCCTGCCATGACGCGTGCGACGGCCGCAGCAAAGCCGTGGATCGCGAAACCGCCCGTCAGTACCACGCCGAGGGCGTCATGCGCACCCAGGCCCTGCTGCTGAACGAGGGGGTGCTGATCGCATGAATGCTCCCGCCCTTCGTCCGTTCAAGGCCAAGCCGGCCCGCACCAAGCCCGTCGACCGGGAAGGGCAGGAGCAGGCGGCGCTGATGCAGGAGCTGCAGCTGCGCTACCCGCAGGCCTACAAGCTGATCTACCACGTGCCAAACGGCGGGCACCGGGTCAAGGCCGTGGCCGCCAAGCTGAAGGGGCAGGGCGTGAAGGCCGGCGTTCCCGACCTGGTACTGCCGATGGCGCGCGGCCGCTACTTCGGTCTCTACATCGAGTTCAAGGCAATGCCGCCGTTCGATGCGCCGGTATCGCCCAGCCAAGACGCCTATCTGCAGGCGCTGGCCGGCCAAGGCTACCTGGCGATCGTGTGCCGGGGCAGCATCGATGCCCTTGAGGCCATCCGGGCCTATCTGCTGCTGCCTGCCACGGTACCTGCATGAGCGCGACCCGGGAAGTGAAGCTGAGCGAGGCCGAAGTGCGCCGGCAGGCCGCCGACAAGTCGGTGCGCGACCTGCGCGACCCTCGTCACCCTGGCCTATACCTGCGCTTCTGGAGTAATCGTGAGCGCGGTACCTGGCACTTGGTGCGCGGCAAGAAGTGGGTGCCGGTCGCCCGTTGGCCTGACCTGACTGTGGCGGCGGTGATTGCTGAGCTGCCCGCGCTGCGTCAGCGCCTGCTGCGCGACCCGGCCATCGCGCCCGTGGTGTCGGGTATGGCCACAGTGGGGCAGCTGCTCGACTGGTACGGCGACCGGATGGCTCGGGACCGTTCGCTGTCGGCAAAACGCAAGGCCGGCGCCCGATCCGCCATCGCCCAGCACCTGAAGCCGCGCCTGGATGACCTTGCCGTGGCCGGTGTGAATGCCGATACCCTGGACAAGCACCTGATGTGGCCGTGCCAGGCCGAAGTGTCGCTGTCTTACCTGCGGCAGATGTTCGCGCTGCTGCTGACTGCCTTCCGCCAGGCCCTGCAACTGGGACTGATCGACCGCAACCCGATGGCCGGGATGCGCTTCAACGACTTCACCAAGGCCCGGATCCTGCCCAAGGCAGCCCGGCTGCGTGGCGTGCAGCTGCCTGAGCTGATGCAGCAACTGGCCCAGGCTTTCGAGCAGGAGCCCGGCGACGCCATGCTGGCCCTGATGATGCTGGCCCACGGCACCCGGATCGGTGAGACCCGCATGGCGCGCTGGAGCGAGATCAGCCTCGCCGCTGCCGAGTGGTTCATCCCAGCGGCCAACACGAAGACCCGCACCGAGCATCGTCTGCCGCTGACCGCCCAGGTGTCGGCGCTGCTGAGCCGGTACCGGGCGATGCAGCAGGCCCGGGGCTACGAGGGCGTGTACCTGTTCCCGAACCGGCGCGGGCTGCCGCTGAGCGAAACCCAGGCGAGCATGGTGTTCACCCGGCTGGGGAAGGGCGAGTGGACCAGCCACGACCTGCGCAAGGTGTCCCGTACCACCTGGACTGACCTTGGCATCGACGGCCACATCGGCGAAATGCTGCTGAACCACACGCTGGGGAAAATCGCCAGCACCTACATCCACACCCAGGCCATGCAGCAGCGCCGGGCAGCCCTGGAGAAGTGGCACGCCTGGTTAGACGGCATCGGCTTCGGCGCCATTCACGGCCTTACCAAGGCCTTATCCGAAATCTCACAGAATTTGGGCGAGCCAGCGGAACACAAGGCTTCCAGCCACCTTGCCGAATTTGTAATTAGCGAGGATTCGAAGTGACAAGGAAGAGCCATGGCCCTGCCTTCAAGAAGGCTGCGATCAAGTTGGCTCAGTGCCCTTTGTGCCGTGGGAGAGCGGTTACTCAGGGTGTGTTTCACGAACTGCCATGTGGCCACTGCCATGCCTCGGGCTTTGTGGCGGCCGCAACCGGCGAGGCCCTGACCCTAGATGAACTGGTGACCCAGCTCAGCATGAGGCTCCGGGCAGCGCTGCGGCAGATCGAGCAATTCAAGAACCCTCAGGCATCCGGGCCTGAGGCGACATATCAGGGAAGCAACCAGCGCGGCGCTGGCGGCACCAACTACACCGGTGATTGAGGGGGAAGGACATGATCTACAACAGCGTATCGGGTGCAGTAGTTGCCGCTCTGGCGGCGGGCGAGAAAGGATCGGCGAAGGCCCAGGCCTGGCAGAAGCTGTACAAATCGGCTGAAGAGGAGGGTGGCTGCTTAGCCTCGTTGGGCGGCCGATCCGAAGGCATTGACCGCACCCAGGTGGATTACTGGCTGTCGGCGCGCCTGCACCACATGCTCAAGGGCAGGCACTGGGATGCACTGATCGCCAAGTACAGCACCAACAAAGCGAAGAAGGTTCAGGGGATTACGCTGATCCGGCCACTCATCGCGAGCCCAGCGCCGACACTCTTCATCTACAAGGCGGTGACCGCGTGGGCTATCCCGAAGCTCAAGGGCGCGCGTCGCAAGGCGCCACAATCTGTATCGGTGGATATTCCTCTTGATGCCTCGCCGTGGCGTCGGGAGGCCGCCGTGAATGCTGCAGTCGCCGCTGGCCAGGCAGCGAAGAAGCGCCTCGAAGCGCTCGAAGAGGATGTGATCATCCTGCCGGACAGCTTTTACGACATGAACACCTGGGATCTCGATGCTACGCCGGAGTCGACCCGCCGGCGTTGGAGGTTGGAAATCAACGAGAAACTAGATGGGATGATTGACGACGCGCTGGCAGAGGTGCGGATGATACTGGAGGCCGAAGGGCTGCTGATTACTGAGGCTGCATGATTGTCTGTTGACATCAGTGGGCGACTGAGCGAAATTATCCCCATCCTGTCATTCCTGCGCGTGTTGAGGAGTGACGAAGAACTACCCGGCCATTGTGCCGGGTTTTTTATTGCCGGAAGAAGTACTCGACAGGCCTGCTTCTTCCGGTTTCAGATATTTTCAAAATTTTTCAGAACCTACGGAACGAATTGATGGCAATCTGATTCACATAGCTTGCTAAGAAAAATTCATCAGGAATTACGTGTTATGAAAAATGTCATCGCCGCAGCGGTGCTCTCTTTTTTTGCTGTCGGTGCTCAGGCCGCTGAATTGTCTGGGGCCGTTGGAGCGACCAGTCAGGGTGGCCTGACCGCGCGCGTTGGAATCGGTTTTGACTGGGACAAGAGCTGGTTGGAGAGCAGCACTGGTCGCCTCACCGGGTACTGGGATGCTGGTTACACCTACTGGGAAGCAGGTGATGCCTCTGGCGGCGCTCATTCGCTGTCCTTTGCGCCAGTTTTCGTTTACGAGTTTGGTAGCGGTAACGTGAAGCCATTCGTTGAGGCTGGCATCGGCCTTGCGGTCTTCTCTGGTACATCCGCGGGTGACCAGGACTTTGGTTCGGCCTTCAACTTCGAAGACCGCATCGGTGCAGGCTTGAAGATCGGTGAGACGCAGAAGGTCGGTATCCGAGCTATTCACTACTCCAACGCTGGTATCAAGCAGCCGAACGACGGCATCGAATCGTACTCCCTCTTCTACAGCCACCAGATTTAACTTTTCTGCGTAGCTCCCCTTGCCCGCCTTGTGCGGGCTTTTTCATTTTTGGAGATCTTGGATGGACCCGACCGACCTCGGCCCAGGCACAGCCACCTGGCTGGGCGGAACGGGCACTGTTCTTCTGGGCGGTTTCCTCTGGCTGCGCAAGTTCCTTTCAAAGGATGCTGCTGATCGAGCCATGGACAACGCCGATATCGGCACTGTCCGACGTTTGAATGAGCTGCTTGATTCCGAGCGCGAATCCAGGAAGCTGGCTGAGGCCCGCGCCGATCAGTTCGCCAAGGAGCGCAACGATCTCGCAATATCCGTCGGCCGCTTGGAAGGGAACATTCTTGCCCTGACCAGGCAGGTCGAGCAGCTGACCGACAAAGTCACGACGCAGAGCGAAGAGATCTCACGCCTCCGCGCCCAGCTTGGAGGTGCCATTTGATGGACAAATGCGCAATTGAATTCATTGCTCGACGCTGGTGGCGTCGTGCTGAGGTTTGGGTAATCGCCGCTCTTCTTATGTCAGGCGGCGCGGTGTTAGGTTGGCAGTCTGCCTACTGGGCGATGGCCAGCACTCAGGCCCACCAAGTGGATGAGATCCGCCAGGCCTACGATGCCGCCATGGCTGAGCGTGACAAGCGCTTGGACGATCTAACCAGCAAGACCGAGAGTGCCGCGACCAAGGCGTCGAGGGCTGCAACCACTGCAACCCAGGCGGCTGACAAAGCCGACGAGGCGCTCAATCGAGTAACGCAGTGATGGCTCGGCTCAAAACTTTAGGTTCAAGGATCAAGGAGAGCGCAGGGTCGCGGGTCATGGTGGTCACGCCTGGCAGCTGGCGTAGCGGCATGACCAGCTCCCAGCGTGGCTACAACTACCGATGGCAGAAAGCTCGTGAGCAGTACCTCAATGATCACCCGCTCTGCGTCTTCTGCGAGCGCAACGGCCGAACTGCTGCCGCAATGGTGGTCGACCACATCGTTGCACACCGCGGTGACATGGTTCTGTTCTGGGATCAGACTAACTGGCAAAGCCTCTGCAAGCCTTGCCACGACTCTGTCAAGCAAGCTGAGGAGGCGGCTGGGCTGGGCGGCTGAGGAGCCAGCGGATCGTCGAAAACCCAGCGCCTCCACAAAGAGGCACGCCAGTGACGTGCCCCTAGGGGTAGGGGGTCAAAAGCTAGGGATTCTCACGTAGCTAGACCGCCTCCGACCCCACGTACACATTTTTCTCCCCCCTAAAGGTTTTTGTTAATGGTGTTAACAGACAAACAGCGACAGTTTGTTGACGCTAAGGCCCGGGGTGCGTCAAACAAAGAAGCGGCGGAAGCCGCGGGCAGCAAGCCTTCGGCCGCTGCAGCAGCTGGCTCGCGTTGGGCTAATGATCCGAAGATTGTGGCCGCAGTTCTCGCTCGGAGAGCAGAGCTCAGTGTTAACACTGAGCCGAAAAAACGTAGAGGCAAAGCGAAGGCCGATGAGGCTGCTGAAGACCCTGTCGAGGTAAACGAGGCGGACGGCGAGTTCCTGAGCTGTCTTCCAGACACACAGGATCCGCTCGAGTGGTTGATCGCGCTGATGAACGAGCCTCGGGCCAAAGTCTTCGACCGGCGCAACGCTGCGCAGACGGCCGTGCCGTACATCCACGGGAAGAAGGCCGAGGCAGGCAAGAAAGAGCAGAAGGCGGAAGCCGCGAAAGAGGCGGGCAAAGGCAAGTACTCCCAGAGCAAGCCGCCCCTCACAGTAGTCAAGGGGTGACTCATGCTTTGGACCACGGCCTGCCCTGACTGGTGGCGGCGTCTGGCTGCCAGCGAATCCATCATCCCCGAACCGCTCTTTCCCCAGGAGGCAGAAGAAAGCCTCGAGGTTTTCAAGGGTCTTCGCATTGTCGATGCCCCGGGCAGTCCAACTATCGAAAGCGCATGTGCCCCATGGGTCCTGGCTTTCGCAGGTGCTGTGTTTGGCAGTTACAACAGCGAGACCGGTGAGCGCCTCATTCGGGAGTTCATGCTCTGCATCCCGAAGAAGAACAGCAAGTCGACCATTGCCGCCGCGATCATGCTGACGGCCTTGGTCCGCAACTGGCGAATGTCGGCCGAGTTCATCATTCTCGCGCCGACCAAGGAAATTGCCGACAACGCCTTCGTGCCGGCCAAGGACATGGTCAACAACGACGAGGAGCTGAGAGATCTGCTGCACGTGCAGCCGCACCTTCGGTTGATCACCCACCGGGAAACGGGGGCCACGCTGAAGGTCGTCGCGGCTGACAGCGACGTGGTCGGTGGCAAGAAGGCCGTCGGCGTGTTGATCGATGAGGCCTGGCTATTCGGCAAGAACCCGAAAGCAGCCGACATGATTCGAGAGGCCACTGGCGGTCTGCTGTCCAGGCCCGAAGGCTTCGTTATCTGGCTGACCACGCAGTCGAACGAACCGCCCGCTGGGGTATTCCGGTCGAAGCTGAACTATGCACGCGGCGTGCGTGACGGCCGGATCAACGACAATCGCTTCCTGCCGATCATCTACGAATTCTCCAAAGAGATGATCGACAGCGGTGAGGCCCGCAAGCCAGAGAACTTCCACCTGGTGAATCCCAATATGGGGTTCTCAGTCGACCGACCGACGCTTGAACGCTTGTTCATGCAGGCGGAGATCGACGGAGAGGCGGAGCTGCGTGGCTTCCTGGCCAAGCACCTCAACATCGAGATCGGCCTGGCCCTGATGTCTGATGCCTGGGTCGGTGCCGAATTCTGGGAGCCACAGGCAGCCACTTGGCTCAACCTAAATGAAATCCTTGAGCGGTGTGAAGTCATCGATGTGGGTGGTGATGGAGGAGGGCTCGACGACTTGCTTGGTCTTGCCGTCGTCGGCCGGGAAGCGAGCACCCGCCGTTGGTTCCACTGGGCTCACGCTTGGGCCCACCCGTCCGTCCTTAAACGTCGCAAGTCCGAAGCCCCGCGGCTAAAGGATCTTGAGGCGGTGGGCGACCTGACCATCGTAAAGCGCATCGGTGAGGACGTTGAGCAGTTCGCAGCCATCGTCGCCCGCATCAACGAGACCGGCTTGCTGGACAAGGTCGGGCTCGACCCGGCGGGGATTGGCTCTGTTCTCGACGCCCTGGCCGACGCTGGTGTCGAAGAGGACAAGATCGTTGGCATCTCCCAAGGCTGGAAGCTCACCGGTGCGATCAAGACGACGGAGCGCAAGCTCGCTGAGGGCACGCTGTTGCATTGTGGCCAGCCGCTCATGGCCTGGTCGTGCGGAAACGCCAAAGGGGTGCCATCGGCCAACGCCTTCTTGATCACCAAGCAAGCCTCGGGCACGGCGAAGATCGACCCGCTGATGGCTACATTCAACGCCGTTTCTCTGATCAGCCTCAATCCTGAGGGGCGCGGGGGAATGGACAACTTCATGGCTGGCATTCGGGACCCACTGATCGCATGAACGCACTTCACATTTTCATCGCCTGCGCTCTGGTGGCTTTCTCCCTGGCATGTGCTGGGGTGTGGGTGCTGGCCGGTACTGGCTGGGCCTTGATTGCAGGAGCTGTGAGCTTCTTCTGCATCGCCGGTTTCCTTCGCCGAGGGCTGACCAGTGATTAAAACCTTATCCCAGGCTTTGGGAGCTGCGGCCGCCAAGCCATCAGCCAGCATGAGCGAATGGCTGGGCAAGAGCATCAAACTGTCAGATGGCGGCTTCTGGGGCGCGTTTCTCGGAGCTCAGTCCAGTAGCGGAAAATCGGTCAGCGTCGACAAGGCGATGCGGCTTTCCACGGTATGGGCCTGCGTCCGCATCATCTCCACCTCGGTTGCGGGCTTGCCCCTGAGCATCTACCGGCGGATGCCTGATGGCAGTCGCGAGAGTGCACGTGACTTCCCGTTGTACGACGTGGTGCACACCAGCCCCAACGAGGACATGGCCGCCTTTCACTTCTGGCAGGCAGTCGTTGCCTCGATGCTGCTGTGGGGGAATGCTTACTGCGAGATTCACCGATCTGCAGGTCGCGTCATTGCGCTGGACTTCCTGATGCCGTCCCGAGTCGACCTCGAGTTCGATGATGACGGCCGGCTGAGATATTTCTTCAGGCCACGTAAGGGCGCGCGCCGGGAGATCGTGCGGCAGAACATGCTGCACATCCCGGCCTTTACCTTGGACGGCCGGGTTGGCCTTTCGGCCATTCGTTACGGCGCTGATGTGTTTGGCTCGGCGATGTCGGCAGACGACGCGGCCAACAGCACTTTCCGCAACGGCATGATGCCTACGGTCGCGTTTTCGGTGGACAAGACACTGAACCCGGCCCAGCGCGTTGAGTTTCGCGAGTATGTCAAGACCATCTCCGGGGCGCTGAACGCTGGCAAAAGTCCTGTGCTTGAGCAAGGCGTTAAGCCGGAGATGATCGGCATCAACCCCGCTGACGCCCAGCTGCTGGAGTCGAGAGGGCACAGCATCGAGGAGATTTGTCGATGGTTCGGCGTCCCGCCTTGGATGGTGATGAAGACCGACAAGGGCAGTAACTGGGGGACCGGCCTGGAACAACAGCAGATCGCGTTCCTTACCTACTGCATCATGTCCTTCACGGCGCCGATCGAGCAGTGCGTGAACAAGTGGTGCATGACGGCGGTAGACCGGATCAACTTCTATTCGGAGTTCTCGCTCGAAGCGTTCCTACGGGCCGACAGCTCTGGACGCGCGGCGTACCTCAGCACGATGGCCCAGAACGGCTTCATTACCCGCAACGAAGGGCGGCGAAAAGACAACATGCCTCACATGCCAGGCGGTGACGTTCTGACGGTTCAGTCGAACCTGGTGCCGCTGGACCAGCTGGGCAAGCAAGATGATGGTCAGGCCGCAAGGGCCGCACTGATGAACTGGCTTCAACAGCCGGAAAAGTAAATCTCGGGAGTAATCCATGAAACACAAGATCCAGTCTCGCGGCCTGCGCAGCGAGATGAGCCCGCGCGCGCTCGATAAATGGAACCCCGCGATCCAGGCGGCCGTCGAGAACACCTCGGACACCATCACGGTGTACGGCGTGATCGGCGAAGACTGGTATGGCGAGGGCGTCACGCTGAAACGAATCGACGCCGCCTTGCGGGCGATCGGCGAGCGTGATGTCACCGTCTACATCAATTCCCCAGGTGGCGACATGTTCGAAGGCATCGCCATCTACAACCGCCTCCAAGAGCACAGCCACCAGGTCACCACCAAGGTGCTCGGCATGGCGGCCAGTGCTGCTTCGATTGTCTTCCTCGCGGGTAAGAAGCGAGAGGTGGCCAGCAGCGCCTTCCTCATGATCCACAACTGCTGGACCTGGCTCGCTGGCAATCGCAACTACCTGCGCGATATCGCCAACGACATGGAGGAGTTCGACGCGGCGATGGCCGACCTCTATGCCGAGACCAGCGGGCAGTCGGCTGAAAACATGGCCGAACTGATGGACGACGAAACCTACATCCGCGGCAAGCGTGCTGTGGAACTCGGCCTGGCCACTGGGCTGTTGTCGTCCACCGAGGTCACCGAGCGCGAAACTGCAGACGCCGCGCAGGCCAATGCGCTCAAGGCGATGGACGTAGCCCTGGCCAAGGGCGGTATGCCTCGCTCCGAGCGCCGCGAACTGTTCGCCAGTTTCAAGTCCGGTATGCCTCGCGCTGCCGGCGGGGGCACGCATAACGCTGCCCCGACCGATAAGCCCCGCGCTGTCGCGCCAGACCTTTCCGCCTCTCTGAGCGCGGCAACCAATCTCCTCAATTCTCTGAAAGGAAAGTGACCATGGACTTTGAAGCCCAAGTCAAGGAACTCAACGCCAGCCTCAAGGCCATTGGCGACCAGATCAAAAGCCAGGCCGAGGCGGTCGATAAACAGATCAAGGCCAGCGGCGAGATGAACACCGAAACCCGCGCCAAGGTCGATGAGATGCTGACCAAGCAGGGCGAGCTGCAGGCGCGCCTGGGCGAGGCTGAGCAGAAGCTCGTGAATGCGAGCCGTGACCGTTCTCATCAGGAGGAACCGCAAAAGTCGGTGGGTGCCCTGGTGATCGGCAGCGAAGAAATGCAGGACATGAACTCGTCCTTCCGCGGCTCGCGTCGCGTCTCCGTGCCGCGCGCGGCTATCACCACTGCTACCGGCGGCGACCTGGTTCCCGCTCAGCGTTTGCCAGGTGTCGTCGCGCCGCCTCAGCGCCGACTGACGATCCGCGACTTGGTGGCGCCGGGCGAGACGGAGTCGAACTCCATCGAGTACATCCGTGAAACTGGTTACACCAACAGCGCGCGTACGGTCGCGGAGGGTACCGCAAAGCCGTACTCCGATATCACCTTCGCCCTGGCGACCGCAAACGTCCGTACCATCGCTCACCTGTTCAAAGCGAGCCGCCAGATGCTCGATGATGCCAAGGCACTGCAGAGCTACATCGACGCTCGCGCACGCTACGGCCTGAACATGGCTGAAGAAGCCCAGCTGCTCTACGGCAGCGGCACTGGCGCGAACCTGCAAGGCCTGATGACAGTCGCTCAGCTGTACGCCCAGCCCGCTGGCGTGACAGTAGTGGGCGAGCAACGGATTGACCGCCTGCGCCTGGCGCTGCTGCAAGCCGAACTGGCGGAGTTCCCTTCGGATGGCATCGTGCTCAACCCGATCGACTGGGCGGCCATCGAGCTGACCAAGGACGGTGAAGGCCGTTACATCATCGGCCAGCCTCAGGAGGGCACCAACGCGAAACTCTGGAATCGCCCAGTGGTTTCCACCCAAGCCATGACACAGAACGACTTCCTGGTCGGAGCCTTCAAGCTCGGCGCTCAGATTTTCGACCGCATGGAAATCGAAGTGTTGATCTCGACCGAGAACGACAAGGACTTCGAGAACAACATGGCCACGATCCGTGCTGAAGAGCGTCTGGCCTTTGCGATTTACCGCGATGAGGCGTTCGTTACCGGTCCGCTGATCACTCCTTGATTTCTCTGGCTAGGGGCGTCAGCAATGACGCCCGATTGGAGTACTCCCATGGCACGTAAACAGGAAAAACCAGAGTCCACGGTTGAGCCGAAGGAACCTGTCTCGACCACTGAAACCAGCGACGGCCAGGCCGTGGATGGGGCTTTGCCCCCTTCGCCTGGTGATACAGGCTCGTCAAATCCTGGCGAGTCGGGCGCTCCCGCAACAGCTCCAGGCTCGGGTGAGAGCGCAGAGCAGGCGCTGCCGGAAACACCGGTAGACTCGGGTGCCGGATCGGACATCGCTGCAAGCGACCTAGCCGCCAGTGCCGAAGCTCCCGCTACGGAAGCGGGGGCATCGGAAGGTGCAGGCCAGATCGGGCCAGCGCTGAACGACCGCACCGACGAAGCCGATCAGTCAGCTGGAGAGGGTGAGGTTGCCGCTAACCCCAATCCAGCAACTCTTCAGATCTACCCGATGCGGTCCTACATGGACGAGGGCGAACTGCGTCGCCGCGGCGGTCCTGCTTACCGGGTGCCACGCAGGCATGCAGAGGAGTTGGTGGAGCGGAAGCTGGCATCGTTCGAGCCGCTGGAGGAGTAGCGACATGCCGGTCATCAGCATGACCATCGCCCGGCATCACCTGCGGGATCCTGACGACGATGACGCATACCTGGAACTACTGATCGAGGCGGCCGAAGGTCAGGCGATGGACTATCTGAACCGCCGCATCTATGAGGATCAGCAGGCGCTGGATGAGGCTGTCGCCGCCGGGGAGGCCGGCGAGTCTCCCATGGTCAGCAACAAGCAGATCAAGGCTGCCTGTTTGCTGATTCTCGGCCACCTTTACGCGAACCGTGAGGACGTTGTAATCGGGACTATCGCCACCGAACTGCCGCAAGGTTCGAAGGCGCTTCTTACCTCCACCGTATCGGGTGGGGCGTATGAGAGCCGGGCCGCTTCGTCACCGATTCGAGGTGACCCACCGACATGAAGAGCGCAATAAGTCCGGCGGAGCCACAGTGACGTGGCTTCCTGGGGCTCGCCCTGAAATGTGGGGCGAAGTCCGCACCCCTACAGGGCGCGTAACGGCAGTCGCGGAAAAGCTGAGTGCAGTTGTTACGGCTGAAATCATTGCCAGACCGCGCTCGGACATCGTTGTCGGGTCGCGTCTGGCGCGCCGCGGGATCACTTACCAAGTCGAAGCAGTGTTGCCGGACAACGAGAACACCCTGATGAGGCTGCTCTGCTCATCGGTACCGAACCCATGAGGTGAACAATGAAAATTCAAGCTTTGGGCCCACTGACCGGCGCGTCTGGCGAGCGCGAGAAAGGCGATATCTTCGAGGTCAAGAAGGAGTATGGCGAAGGCCTGATCGCTCGTGGATACGCCGTGGAAATCAAAGACGAATCCGCGTCTGCTGAAAAGCCAGCGAAGGCACCAGCCCCGGCCAAGGAGTAGGCTATGGCGCGTCGGTCCAGCATTCGCGGCGATATCCGGCTGCGCCGGACGCTGCGCAACATCCACAAGACGATGGACAACGAGCTGCAGCCGGCGATGCTGGAGGCGGCAAACCGCGTCTTGGAGACCCAGAAGCAGTTGATGCCCAAGGACACCGGCGCGGCCGCTGCTGCACTACGGGTATATGTGTCGCCCAGTGGCCTAGACGCCCAGATCGGCATTCGCGGCAAGCGCGACAACCGGCGGTTCTTCTACTTGCGCTTCATCGAGTACGGCACCAAGGGTTACACCGGCGGCAAACGGGCCGGTGATCGATACCGGCGCGACAGCAATAAGAGCGATGGCACGCACTTCTTTGGCAAATATCCAGAGATTCCGGCCAGGCCGGCACATCCCTGGCTTCGTCCATCAATGGACGTCAATCGGGAGTATGTGATGGCCGACATCGAAGCGGCTGTGCAGCGCACGCTACGCAAGGCAAGCCAGGGGGTAGGCAATGGCTGATCCATCGCTGGCCTTGCAGGAAGCGATCTTTGCCAGGCTGCAGTCTGAGGTAAGCTGCCCGATCTACGACGGTGCACCGCTGAATGCGGAAATGCCATACGTCTCCATTGATCGGGAGGTCTCGGTCAACAGCAACCCCATCTCGGGCCGCAAACGCGAAACGCGCCTGCTGTACCTGTCGGTCTGGTCCAATGCCGTGGGGCAGGCAGAGGTGAAACGCATCAACGGCGAAGTCATCGCTGCTCTGGACGAGCGCCGGCTACCGCTGGAGGTGGGCCGCGCTGTATCCGTCAGGGTCGAGCAGGCATACGCCCAGCGCGATGCCGACGGCATCACTTACCAAGGCTCGATCACCGTCCGCGTGATCACCACCCACTGAATTACCTACCGGCCGCGCAGCGGCTTTATCCAATGCCATTTGGAGGATCCCCCATGGCCGATGACAACCTCAATACAGCCGCCGGCTGCCGGCTCGCGTTCGGCGGCAAGACCGCCCCAGCCTCCCTCGCAGAGTACGAGGCCGACACCTATGTCCAGGTGGGCGAGATCGAAGACTTGGGCGAATTCGGCGATACGTTCAGCGCCGTGAACTTCACCGCCCTGAGCGACGGCCGCGTGCGCAAGTACAAGGGCACCGCCGACGCCGGCAACATGACCCTGGCGGTCGGCTTGGACGCAGGCGATGCTGGCCAGAAAGCGGTGGCGGTCGCACACAAGGACCGCACCAAGGGCAACTACAACGTCAAGATCACGCTCAACGACGGCGATCCGACCGCTACCCCCGCCATCCTGCCCACTACCTTCTACTTCGGTGTGAAGGTGATGAACAACACCGTGGCCGCAGGTTCGGCTGACAACGTGGTGCGTCGCAACATGACGTTCGCGATCAACACCGACATCATCGAAATCCCGGCCGGCCCGGCTGTCCCTTGATCGGCGGGGCTGAGCCCCGTCCTTTACTGCGAGAATCCCAATGAGTGAAGCCCTGTACGGCACTGCCACGCTCGTGGTCGGCGGCCGCAGCTACACCCTCAAGCCCACTCTGGAAGCGGCATTGCTCATCGAATCCCGCTTCGGCGGGCTGCGTGCGGCGCTGGAATCCATGAGGCTGATGAGCATCGCCGCCTGTGCGGACATCATCATCGCTGGTGCCAATCTCAAGCCCGACGAGCACGCGGTCATCGCGGGCGATGTGTTCCGCACGGGCGTGGCCAAGGTGTCGGGGCAGCTGACCGACTTCATTACCGTGCTGCTCAATCCGGTACCGCCGAGCGTGGCCGCCCGGGGAAAGGACGAGGCGGCCAGCACAGCGCAGTGAAGAACGGTAGCTACGTGGACTACCTGTTCGGCGTGGCTACCGGCTGGCTTGGCTGGCCGCCCGATACCGCGTGGCACACCCCGATCCCACACATCATGCTCGCGCTCGATGCCCGGCTCGATTGGACAGGGCGTGGCCAGGCACAAGGCCAGGCAGCCGCCGCGAAACCACCGACCCGGCAGGGCGTGGCGGAAAAATTGAAAAGCTTCCTGCGAGGGCGGCCCAAACAGTAGATAGCGTGCCGCCTCCGGGCGGTTTTTTGTGCTTGGAGATTTGCATGGCCGACCAACAAGTCCAGGGGATGCTGGTCCAGATCGAGGCCACCACGGCGCAGCTGCGCCGCGAGCTGGCCAGCGCTGACCAGGTGGTGGCGCGCACCTCGCAGTCGATCGACCGCAACCTCGCTCAAGTGGACTCCGCGTTCGACAGTGCGGGTGGCGCGGCGCAGCAGGCCGGCGTGTTGATCCGTGGCGCTTTCGCCGCCGTGGCCGGGGCGGGCGGGGTGTCCACCCGGAGGGTGACGGACTTCCCCTCGGCCCGGCCCCGCGCCGCCCCGGCGGCCGCGGCCGCCGAGCGGTCGGCGATCGCCTCGCGCACCGCGGCACGC